GATAGCTCTGATGCTACAGCTATTACTATTGACAGTAGTGAAAATATTGGTATTGGTACTACCAGTCCTTCAATGAAAGTAAATATATCTCATGGCGACCAAGACGGATTGAGATTTAATTGTGCTAACACAGCAGAAACTTTTATAGATTTTGGTGATACTGATGATAATGATGTAGGTCAAATTAGTTATGACCATGCTGATAATCACATGGCACTTAGAACTAACAACGCAGAAAGAATGCGTATCGATTCCTCTGGAAACGTAGGTATAGGAACTACCTCTGTTACTAATGCTCTTGGTTGGGCTTCTATTGCACAAATAGGTGGTGCTAATCCCGCTTTATCACTTAGAAATTCAAGTAGTGTTCAGTGGGATATATCTAACTTTGGCGGTACTTTTAATATTTATAATGGCTCTGATGCAAGACTCAAAATTGATGGTTCAGGAAACGTAGGGATAGGAACTACGAGTCCTGACACTTTATTGCATCTTAGTGGGGCAGATACAGCAATTATAAGATTAGAAAATTCTGATACTTCATTAGGAGCAGACCAAATTATTGGTGGTTTAGAGTTTGAAAAAACAGATGCTTCTGGTGCAGGGGCAGGAGTTGTAGGTGGAATAAGAATGAAATCGGATAGTTCCATCGGTGCAAAAACTTATCTTGCTTTTTCTACCTCTAGTTCTTCTACGAATGACACAGAAGCCATGCGTATTGACTCCTCTGGAAACGTAGGCATAGGAACTACGAGTCCTAACGCTCTTTTAGACATAGAAGCAACAAATACTTCAACCAATACAAATGTTTCAACATTAAGATTTACAGATGCAGATACGTCTTCGGCAGCGGGACAAAAGTCAGGACAAATAGAATTTTATACAAGTGACTCTTCACCTAATTCTGCGGGTGTTCACACATTTATAAATGGACAAACAGAAGGTACAGGTGGATTAGGTGCTTTAGTATTTGGTACAGGTCAATCAGGTTCTGCTGATGAAAAAGTCCGTATTGATTCTTCTGGAAACGTAGGCATAGGAACTACGAGTCCTGAAGTTAAGTTACACGTCTTTGGAGGTGATAGTGGTGCAACATCGTTTGATTCAGGTGATTTAATAACTATAGAAAATAGTGATAGTCTAGCTCTTAATCTCGTTTCTCCTAGTACTAATCAAGCGTTAATTTTATTTTCAGATAATGGAACGAGAGGTGTAGGTCTTATAGGATATGACCACTCTGAAAACTCTTTAAGGTTCCATACTAGCAACGCAGAAAAAATGCGTATTGATTCGTCTGGTCAAGTTCTTATAGGAACTACAAGCAGTCTTTCTACAGCACATTCTTTAA